GATATATGACTGGCGGAACTGCAACTAATTTATTAGTTTTTAGTTCTTCTACTATGACTTATAAAGGTCAAACAGTATTTCACACTGGTTACCACCCAAATGCTGATACATGGACAACTGCAAGAACAATCACTTTAGGTGGAGATTTAACAGGTAATGTAAGTATAAATGGTAGTGCAAATGTTACTCTTACAGCTACAGTAGTAGATGACAGTCATAATCATAATCATAGTGACGGCAATTTTACAGTAAACGGATTATTACAAGCAGGAGCAGGTTCAAACCATATATCAACAGCAGCTGCTCCATTTAGATGGCAAAGAAGTAGCTCTGGTCAAACAGGTCAAGATGATAATGTTAGCGTATATGTAGATGATAGCAACATTTACTTTACTCATAATAACGATGATGATGGTGATGCTTCTGGTTATCTCTTTAGATATATGACTGGCGGAACTGCAACTAATTTATTAGTTTTTAGTTCTTCTACTATGACTTATAAAGGTCAAACAGTATTTCACACTGGTTACCACCCAAATGCTGATACATGGACAACAGCAAGAACAATTACTTTAGGTGGTGATTTATCGGGTAATGTAAGTATAAATGGTAGTGCAAATGTTACTCTTACAGCTACAGTCGCAGACGATAGTCACAATCATATAATATCAAATGTTGACGGATTACAAACAGCACTTGATGCAAAACTTGCTTCATCATCATACACAGCAGCAGATGTACTTACAAAGATTAAAACAGTTGATGGTTCAGGCTCAGGTTTAGATGCGGATTTATTTGATGGTACTCAAAAATCAGATTTTGATCATGCAGAAGGATTTAAAACATGGACTGGAATTAATGCTGCTTCTACACAAGCTAAAAGATACCATATTGCTAGATTGTATGGCTGTCCTGCTCATTGGGATGGTAATTGGCAAAACATTGAATTTACAGTTACTGCTGAATCTTATGAATCTGGATATTTAAAATTTAGATTAATGGGAGACTATGGCGGAGCTGGATCTCAAGCCAATATGATAAAAGTATTTTTAAGTGAAGTTCATGGGCCTATGGTTGGTAGATTCCAATTTGTTTTAGGTTCTCCAGTAGACGCTGGTTGGGATCATTCTGGACAAGATACTTTTTATGTAGATTTATATGCTGAAGCTGCTCATTACAGCCAATGGAAAATTAATGCTAAAACTTATGGTCATGGATATCAAACATCGAATCCATCAAGTGGCGGAGCAACAACGGTATTTTATACCAGTCCTACAACCACAAATACATCAACCTTTGATGTATCATATAATGATACGTATATTAGAGGTTCTAAAATATGGAATGCATTAAATGATGGTAGTGGTTCAGGCCTTGATGCTGATTTATTAGATGGACAACATGGTTCTTATTATGCTCCTATTGCAAGTCCCTCGTTTACAACAAAAATTACAACACCTCAAATTCATCATACAGGTGTTATCTCAGTTTTAAATGGTAGTTCTGCCCAAGGCATGAAAGTAGCTTCTCTTTATGTAGGAACTAGTTATAACAATTCAGCTGCATCTGGACAGGTTAATACCTTAAATGGATACAGAGTTCAAGGGACAGAAGTTATTAATTCAAGCGGTAACTGGGTAGGTGGCGGAAACATTTCCGAATTTACAAACAATAGTGGGTATATTACAGGCAACCAAACAATTACATTAAGTGGAGATGTATCGGGATCAGGTACAACTTCAATTGCAGTTACAATAGCAGATGATAGTCATACTCACGATGGAAGATATTTTACAGAAACAGAAGCAGATGCTCGATTTATTAATGTAACTGGTGATACTGCTACTGGTATTCATGAAGTTGATGGAAGATGGCATTTTAATCCTTCAACAAATAGTTCATATAGAGAAGGTATTAGATTAAATAGATCTACAACAGGTTGGGGTGGAGCTGTATTTGGTGGTGTAAGAGATTCCATCGATGGAATCACCGAGGCTTGGTGGGTTGCAAGAAATCCAAGCAAAAACCTTGTTCTTTCGTATGCTACTAGTGCAGATAATGGTGGATTAGTACTTACACATAATACTACTACCATGACATATAAAAGCCAGAGAGTATTTATGGATGATTATCATCCAAATGCTGATAAATGGACTACAGCAAGAACACTAAGTTTAACTGGAGATGTAACTGGATCTGTTTCGTGGGATGGCTCAGGTAATGCATCAATAACAACTGTAGTTGCAGACGACTCACATAACCATGTAATCTCCAATGTTGATGGGTTACAAACAGCACTTGATGGTAAACTAAGTACTTCAGGTACAGCCGCAAATTCACAATTATTAGATAGTTTAGATTCAACTGCATTTTTAAGAAGCAACGCAGATGACACGATGTCAGAAAAATTAACTTTTTCTCAGTATAGTAGCGGTGCCTACATGCAGAATCCTGGAGGAGTAACTTTTTCTTCTGTGAGTTCTGGGGACAACTCTTTAGTATTGAGAAATTTAGGTCAATTCAGATTTGAAGATGAAAATAATTGGGATTGGAATAAGTGGGGTGGAATAAAATATGATTCATCTGCTAATACTATGTATATTGGCGGTCCAGTTTCTTCACACTTTACTTCTAACTCTAGTCCGCCAAGTATTGATGTAAACTTCGTTGGATTAAATGCTAGCGGACTAAAGAAAGATGGTAATGTTGTATGGCACGCTGGCAATGACGGCTCTGGTTCAGGATTAGATGCTGATACACTTGATGGAATACAAGGTGCTTCATTTCTAAGAAGCGATACCGCAGATACTTATTCAGATATTAGAGCAAGTGGCTCAACAAATACTGGAAGATTTATAAGTTCGAACACTTGGGGGACTACACATTATACAGATAATGGCTACATTCAATTCGGTCCTGCAAATAGTAGCTATGCTCATATTTATACTGATAGAGGTAACTTTTACTTTAATGTAACTGCTTTGTATGCAAACGGTAATACAATGTGGCATGCAGGTAACGACGGTTCAGGTTCAGGTTTAGACGCAGATTCATTAGATGGGTATAACGCAGAGGAAGGTGCAGTAAACAATAGTATTGTAAAAAGAGACGGTACTGCTTCGATTAAAGCTCATGGTATATCCCTAATGAGACAAAGTACACCCACAACTGGAATTAGTTGGTATAACGAAGCATATTATAACTGGCAAGATTATATGGCAGCGGCTGGTACAACAAGTTGTGGGCCAAATGGAAACTTAACAGCTCCTACTGGTTTGGCTGGTGTAACATCTTGGGCATTACGTTCAAGAATGGAAGGCGTAGCTTCTTATGGGTGGAACTGGGAAACTGGAGGCAGTGGCGGCGGTGGTGCAACTGCTACTTCAAAAATGTCTCTAAATGCTACGACGGGTAATTTACAGATAGCAGGAGCTTTTACAGCAGGGGGTGATGTAACTGCTTTTTCAGATAAAAAACTTAAAGATAATATAGAAGTTATTGAAAATGCAGTAGATAAAGTAAAACAAATAAGAGGAGTAACTTTTACTCGAAACGATTTAGAAAATCAAAAAAGACATGCTGGAGTAATAGCCCAAGAAGTAGAGAAAGTATTACCGGAAGTTGTAGAGTACAATAAAGATACAGATACTAAAACTGTAGCTTATGGAAATATGGTAGGACTACTTGTAGAAGCAATAAAAGAGCAACAAGAAACAATAGATAAATTAACAAGTCGAATTAACGACCTAGAAAAAGGAGAATAAACATGGCAGTAACATGGACATATGAAGCCCCAGAAGGGGACGCAACCGTAGTAGAAGTAACTTTTACTGACGGCACAATAACTCATACAAGAAGCGTAAATGCAGTTTTTGTAGACGGAGTTTATGACGCAGATGCAACCGAAACTCGCGTAGGCGAAGTCGGAGCAGGCGTAGAAAATAAAATAGCAGCTGGAGTAATTTCAGTACCTGCTGAAGAACCCGAGGTAGTTGACGGAGAATAAAAATGGCAATAACTAAAACAAGAAATGTACAAAGAATAGAAGTCTTACCTGCAATAGATGCAGATGCGACTGGAATTTATATAAATAATTCAGTTCCTACTGTACATGTAGAGTATATAAATACATTTGATGATTCTACAGATGCAGAACTTCCAGTATCTATATCTAAATTTATTATTTTGAATAAATGGGTAGTTGCTGAAGATGAATCAACAACACTAACTGACTATTCAAGTGAAGATGCACTTGTACAAACTATTTGTTCAGCAATTTGGAGCTAAATTATGGCAGTACCATCGTCAGGCAACTCTTTATCAATGCTAGGAATCTTTTCTGAAAAGAATGAAAATGACTATGGTGCAGCAAATATCGATGGTGAAAGTAATATTAGTTTAAGAGGACTTTCTAGTAATTCATTTAGTGATACTTCCACTGGTGGAAATATTAATTTAAATACTGCTTCGGCATCAAATCCACCCAACCAAACAGCTCCTTATGCAATGAGTGAGTTTTATGGGTACGACCATGACTATGTAGCTCCACAAGCTAGTTGGACAAATGGTACAACAGCTTATGATACAGGAACTACCTGGGGGAATATAACAGGTGAAGGGTTCAGCACCGGTACAGCCCTAGGTAAAGTAATATCACAAATTAATTTAACTTGGGGTTCAGGCGGACTTGCTTGGAGTTTAGTGGATGACCATGTAAATTGTGATGTAATAGCTACTGGAGATGAAACAACTTCTTCAGGACAAAATACAGCTTTTGCAATTACAAACTTTACCACTGGGTGTACAAAGGTTGAAGTAAGATGGAGAACTGTAAGTGCTATTGCAACAGTAACTAATTCGACAGGAAATAAAATAACAGCAAACTATCATAGATCAGGTTCTCAAGCAAATGTTCATTCAGGAAACAGAGATTTAGGAACAAATATTGCTCAATCAAGCAATTCAAATATAAACTTTACGGATAACTGGATAACAGTAAGTCCGTCAGTAATGGGAGGAAGTCATAGTAACAATCAATCTTATAGTGTTGCTTGTGAGATTGGAGGAACTGGCTCTGGTTATGAAGGTGATGTTATACAACTCCGTGCAGGTGCAAATTCAACTTATGGTTTATTTTTTGATATAAGATTAACAAAACAAAATGGAACAACAACAACAAAATCATTCTTTAAAAACTATAGCTCTACATCAGCCGAAAGATTAGATATTCGTTACGAGGAATTTGAAATACCAGAATTTACATGTATCATGCCAGATATGATTGTCAATGAACAAACAAAAGGTTACATACGAATTGGAGATATTGTAGTAGGAGATCGAATTCTTGCACAAGGAAGTCTCACAGATGACACAGTAACCCCACAATATGTGGAAGTTACTGAAGCAAGAACTCATACTCGAAGTGGGTATTGGGATGTAGAAGGTATTCATATAACAAATGATCACCCTGTTTGGTTAGACCATAATGGAACTAAGGACTGGGTAAAAGTTGAAGATATGTGGGACGGAATAACAAGAAGTTATGTAGCAGGCACAGTTGATCCTGTTTACTTAGGTACAAATCCAGGTTGGTACTATGTTTGGAGTGCAGACAGAACAAAGGGCTTCACAGTAAGCGGAGACTATGCGCCAACCACTGAGTAATTTTATCGAAGTCATAAAGAAAGATGACTTAATTGGACAATTTCCAGAACATGATATTTACTTATGGAGTAACTTCGGATTTAACGAAACTGAAGATATAGACTTAAAATTTGTAGGAAATGTAACTTCAGAGTTAGGGGAAAGAGTTTGGGAACTTTATTGCAAGTATCGCAAACTCTTGGAGACCCCGCTCGACCCTACACTCTATACTTCAACAAAGTTATTTGAACATATACCTAAATTTAATAAATGTACTGAAGATTTATACTACTTTGATGAAGATATTCATAGATATAAAGTATGGGAACATAAAAATAATAAATTTCATGGAAGAGAAGTAGAAAAAGTTTCAGAACATTTGTATAAAGTAAAACAAATATTTGCTAGAAAAGATGGAAAATATACTAACAGACATTGGACTTACCCAATTCTTTTATCGGATTTAATAAAAATATGAAAAATTTACTAATATTAGCAACTCCTCGTTCAGGTTCAAGTGCATTATATCAAGCAATCGCAAGTAACTACTTTGAGTATCATGCATACTACGAGCCTTGGAGTAAATGGAATCATGTACTTCCACAGGGAGAACATATAGTAAAAAGTCTAATTAATCATAAAGATCATTGGGGACATATTATTAGTGCGTATGATAAAGTTATTTTTATTTCTAGAAAAGACAAAGAAGCAGGATTTCAAAGCTATAAACAAGCACAATATGAGAGAAACTTTGTAGATAAATATAAGCCAAATCCAGATATACCAGAAGCTCCGGGCATAAGAGAACACTACATGAAAAATCATGAAAGACTAGAAGCCGAAGCTACTGACAAGATTTGGTACTATGAAGATTTATTTTACAATAGAATAGAAATAGATAAATTAATTCGTCATCACGAACTAAAAATAAGACACGCAGATAGATTTTATAATTATTTTAAACCACAGTATGCCTATGAATATTGATTATCTTAGAAAAAATATCATTGATAATCCAAATCAAAGAGAATATCTAGTTGGTAGTCCTATGCAGCCCTATTATCATGGGTTAGGTTGCATAAGATTGTGTATGAAAGACAAATCATTTATAAATTTTTATTCTGACAAGTATATACCTGCGATTGCAAAATTCGTACATACACATAGAGAAAATTTCATGTCAGAAGCTATTTATGGAAGTTACGATAATATACTTTATGATGTAAAACCAGATGAAAATGGAGAGTATATAGAAGAATGGGTAGAGTGTTGGAAAGATGGTGGAAATTTTACTATACATGAAAAAGTATCATTATATGAAATGGACAGAAAAATTTTAGAGCAAGGTGAAAGTATGTTTCACCTATATAATGACTATCACGATTTGGAACTTATTACAGAACATGCGGTAACTAGAGTTACATTTGATTTCTCTTGGCCGTACCCTCTAAAGTATAGACATAGAATATTTCCAAAAATAGTGAGACCAAACAACGGAGAGTTCGTAGGAGCTGCAAATGATTATGGAGACCCAGATAAAAACTGGGAGATAATAAGGGAGATTTTAAATGAAGTACAAAATTATTGATAATGTGCTAACTAAAAAACAATGCGAAGAACTAATTAATAGAGAACATAAATGGGAAGTCACTGACGTAATTAGTGATAAAGGAGTTCTAAATACAGAAGGGGATAAAATTCGTCAGGTAAAAGAATCTTTTATAGAAAATATATTTGATACTTGGGACGGATTAAAAGTTTTAGGAACTAAAGTTATGAAATACGAAGAAGGAGACTTCGTAAGAGGGCATAGAGATAGGCTTGGAATGCTGCACTCTAGTTGTTATGAAAAAGATTCGGATTTATATGCAAAAGATTTAATGGTGATTCCTTTGAATGATGACTATTTAGGAGGGCATTTTCATGTAGAAAAAGATGTAGTTCCACAGAAAGTAGGTTCTTTAATACAACTTGCGCAATCAGGTAAAGACGAGGAAAGAACTCCTCATGGAGTTTTACCAGTTAAAGAAGGCACTCGTTATAGTTTAGTATTCTGGAATTTTGCATGATGCCTGATGAATGGATTCCCTATTTACTAAATAAAATGGGAGTTGCAAAAGATTCTTTACTAGAAGCACTTATAATAGTGTCACTTTATCCAATATTAGTTATTTTAATACTTCAACTTTATATATAAAAAAGGGGCTTGACGCCCCTTTTTGTTATTCGGCCTCTACGACCTCTGTGTCCTCTGGTGGATTCTCAACAGCTTCTTTTAATCTGTCTGTAAACCCTTGAGAAGCAACTTGTACTTGGTCTAATTCCATCTGCAAATTTTGTCTTTTTGCAGTTAAACTATTTAGACAAGCAACTATATATTTTGCTTCATCACTTAATTCAGAAATCACATATTTTTTATCATCAAGCATCAACACAGGCTCTTGCTGTTCTTGTACTTGTGGATTATTTTTTTCTGTCGACATATTTTCTCCTTATTTAAAAATATCTTGCCAATTTCCTTGTGTACTAGCCTTTGCATACTCGGTAGCACGGTTCTCAAAAAAGTTGGTATGCTCAACTGCATTTACTTGCATATCAATCCATGGAAGTGGATTATCAGTACTATGAAAAATATTTTTCATTCCAAGTCCGAGTAATCTTCTATCTGCAATATAACGAATATATTCTTTAACTTCTTTTGCTGTCAAACCAGGTATATCTGCTTTATCAAAACAAACATCTATAAATTTATCTTCTAATTCAACAACGCGTTCAGCTGCGCAATATATTTCATATTTCAGTTTATCTGTCCATATAGACGGATTTTCTGCAATAAACGTTCTGAAAAGTTTAGATAGACCTTCAACATGAAGAGACTCGTCTCTTATTGACCATGTGACAATCTGCCCCATACCTTTCATTAAATTATGTCGAGGATAATTCAATAAGATAGCAAAACTGCTAAAAAGTTGAACACCCTCAGTAAACCCACTATAGACTGCCATTGTTTTAGCAATCTCATGTGGTGTACTCATATTAAAATCTGTTAGATACTCATGTTTCTCTACCATTTCTTGAATTTCAAAAAACTCTTGATACTGGTCATCAGATTTACCCAATGTTTCCAAAAGTAAAGAATATGCTTCTTGATGCACTGCTTCCATTGCCGCGTAACTTACTAACATCATTCTTACTTCGGGTTGTTTAAATGTAGGTAGATAATGCTTTGCATACCCACAACATACATCAACATCTGCTTGAGTAAAAAACTTGAATATATTGTCTAACAGTAGCCTGTTATCAGGACTTAATCTTTCTCTATAATCCTTGATATCATCTTGGAGAGGTACTTCGTCTGGAAGCCAATGCATTTGTTGTTGTTTTTTGTAAAACTCAAATGCCCAAGGATATGCAAAAGGTTTATAGTAATCTCTTTCTTCTAGTAAATTCATCTATCCCTCACAACTTAGACAATCTGCTTGTTCAAAGATTATCTCCCTTTTTATTTTATTTGATACATTATCTGCTCTTGAAATTGCCTCACTTCTTAGATAGTATAATGTCTTCATATTCTTCGCCCAAGCTAGCATATGTATATTATGTAGCTCGCCCTTATTTACATCAGGTGGAAAGAATAGATTTACACTCTGCGACTGACAAATAAATTCTTGTCTTTGTGCCGCGTGCTCTACTACCCAAGACTGATTAATTTCTACAGCAGTCTTAAATACTTCTTTTTCTTCGTTACTTAAAAACTCAAGATGTTGACAACTCCCTTTGTTTGTAACGATACTTTTCCAAGTATTTTCATCATTACGACCGTACTTTTCTAGAACTTTTTCTAAAAATTTGTTCTTTTGTAAGAAAGAGCCACTCTTTGTTTTTTGAGTAAAAGCATTTGCTCTGAAAGGCTCTATACTTGGAGAAGTATTACCGCAGATGATAGAAGAACTTGCATTAGGTGCTATTGCCAATAAATGAGCATTTCTTACTGAACAAGAATGATCGTCTGGACACGCTCCTCTTTCAACTGCAAGTTTTTCTGTCTCTGCTTGTGCTTGTGATTTTATGTGTTTAAACATTTCATAATTTACACTACTTGCAAATACACTCTCAAAAGGCATATTGTTTTTCTGTAAGTAAGCATGAAATCCCATAGCACCAAGACCTAAACTTCTTTCACGCATAGCGCTAAACTTAGCTCTTTCCATCTGTTCAGGTGCATTGTCAATAAAATATGTTAGCACATTATCGAGCATACGAATCAAATCTGGAATAAATGCAGGAACATTTTTCCATTCATCATAATACTCTAAATTTACACTCGATAAACAGCAGACTGCTGTTCTCTCTTCATTTGTTGCTAATGTGATTTCAGAACAAAGATTACTGTGATTTACAACTAATCCTTTATCTTTCTGAAACTGTGGTAAATCTGCATTTACCGCATCTTCAAACATAATATAAGGCTCTCCAGTTTCCATTCTGTTTTGGAGTAATTTTACCCATAATGTTCTAGCACTAACAACACTTTTTACTTGCCCACTATGTGGGTCAATTAGCTCCCAAGAGTCATCAAAGCCTTCCTCTTTAGTAGCTCTATGTATAATTTCCATAAACTTATCAGGTACTACTACACCGTGATGTAGGTTAAGACATTTACGATTGCTGTCTCCGCCTGTCGGTTTACGAATATCTAAAAATTCTTCTATTTCAGGGTGAGACATGTGCAGATAACCTGCGTAGCTGCCTCGTCTTGTAACTCCTTGTGAAAAAGCAAGCATTTCTGCATCAACTACTTTTACAAATGGAATTACACCTGTTGATTCTGAACCTTTTGATGTTTTTGTTCCTTGTGAACGAACTGAACTCCAACTGCCTCCAATTCCTCCACCGAATGATGAAAGAAAAGCATTTTCAGTATAGTGTTCAGTTATACCTTCTCTTGAATCTTCTACATAATTTAAGAAGCATGAGATTGGCAGACCCCGCTTAGTCCCTCCATTTGAGAGAACAGGAGTTGAGAACATAAACCATAAATTACTTGCATAATCATATAGTCTTTGTGCGTGTTCATCATCATCTGCAAAAGCTTGGGCTGCCCGTGCAAACCCTTCTTGAGGAGATTTTTCATCTCCGACAAGATAGCGATCTTCAAGAGTTTTAAAACTGAACTCTGTCAGTAATTTATCTTTGCTATAATCTATTTTCATTAGAATTTTCCTTGTAAAGTTTTATTTATAACTTCTTTATTTTCCTCTCCGATCGCATCTTCACAGTAAGCTAGTAAATCCATAAGTTCAACATTTTGTAGAAGTTGTTCTGCATTTTCGTTGACCGCTTGAATATATTTATACTTGCCTTCTATTGGGCATGCGTCATAGATGTCAAATACTGTTCCATATTGTTGCATTAACTGGACAGCACGTTTTGGACCAACACCTGGTACTCCAGGTACATTGTCTCCTTTATCGCCTGTAAGACACTTGAAAGTGATATAATCTTCTATTTCAAAATCATAGTGTTCATCCCAGTTGTGTACTGTTGTTTCTTTTCGAGTAACTGTACTAAATCTCGAAACTTTGTCATTGATTAGTAAATCCCAGTCTTTATCAGATGAAATTAACCAGCAATCATCAAAGTCAAAGTTCTTTGTAATATAGGCAGCAATATCATCAGCCTCTACACCTCGAAAGTGAAAAACTGGATATTTTTCTTTTATAAGAGTAAGAGTGTCTTGAAATTCTGCCATAAACATTTCAAATTCTTTTGCCTCTTGCTCAGTTTGTTCTGCATATCGTTCTTTACGATTTGCTTTATATTCGGGGTATATCTCTTTTCTGTAAGAGCTACCGCCATCAGCACATACGATAATCGTACCTGCTTTGTAAGATTTTGCTAGACTTTCGATTGTTCTAATGTAGTCATACTTAAAATCAAGTATATTTTGATGTTTCCATCTAAATGCTACATTTAATCCATCAACTATCAGCAAGTTCCCAATCGGAGCAGGGGCTCCAAGGTTCGCAATTGTAGTCGCCATTTGTAAACTTTATCTCCTCATTTTCTAGCCAGGGTTCTGCGAGAGTTATATATGCACCCAGCCAGGCAATATGCATATATCGCAATGTATTTTGTGGTCTTCGTACTGTTGCAACGAAGAACTTACCATAGTTCTCACGAAAGATGAGTAAAGGTTCTTGTTCCATGTCTTGTGCTTGTTTGCATAATTTGCTCCACCACTTAAAAAGGTTATTACTCTTTTGGGTAAATATCTTTGAGTTAAAGCCACTATCTTTGTAAAACTTTACTTCTACACAAAATATATTATGTTTGCCATGGACTCTTAGGTCTCCTTTTATTTTACCGCTACCAGAGCCTGGAGTTTGTTCCCATTTTTCTTGTGTTATTCTATCTAACATAGAGATTACTTGTTGTTCACCTCTATTTCCTTTTTGTCGTGAATTAACCATCTAATTTACTTACTTCATCTTCCTTAATTACTTCTATCTTCTCTAGGAGTGGGTGTGTCCAACCATGGGAGACTATATATGTATTCAAATTTTCTTCTTTCAACAGTATTTCAACCAATCTTTCTTTTCCTAATTCATCAAGAACGTTGGTAACTTCGTCTAGAAATAGAATGTTAATTTGAGACTTGGAAATACTACTCATTAGTTTACGTATTGCAAGAAGTGTGGCAGTATTTACTCTTGCTAACTCTCCTGCACTCAGTGATAATATATCTACTGATTTTCCATTATCTTCTATAATTACATTCAATTTGTCATTTAGAACTACAAATTCTAGACTAAATCTACCATCACTAAGCTCTGCTAGATATTCGTTTGTAAGTTCTTCTAAATCTTTTACAAGATTCTCTATTTTATATGCAAGTAGTCCATTTGTACTAAATGCTTTTTTCAATATTTCAACACTTGCTAACTTATCCTCTACTTTTTCTAAATTTTCAATAAGTTCTGCAAGTTCAGTTTCAAAATTTGTTTCTTGCTCTACAATAATAGCGATACGAGTGTTATGTCTTTCTACATTATTGTTGTGGTCAATAGCTTCTCTTAAATCAGTTTGATACTGCTTGTACTGATTACTTAATTCAGCTATTCTGTACTTCAGCTCTTCAGCGTCAGGAATATCACTACTTAGGTTTTGGTCAATACTTCTGTATGTTTCTTCCCAGTGCTTAATTCCTCTTTTTGCCGATTCATGAATTGTATTCTTCGTCTTGACCTCTGTAAGCCGTTCAGTTTGTTTTTGTATTTCCTTTTCACAATATTCCACCGTTTTTAAATGCTTTGCCATCTGTCCTTTAATAAAATCAATGTTTACATCTTCGCCACATGTAGGACATTCGTGCGTTTCTAAGTCTAATAATCTTTGATACTTGTCGTACATTGATTGTTCATAAGCTTGCTCACTTTTCCAAGTAGCAATACTTTCAATATATTGAGTTGTATCAAGTTTTTCAGGGTGTTCAGCCAATAGTCTTCTATGTTCATGAATATCTATGGACTCTAATTCCTTTCTGTAATAATTATTTTGATTAATTTTTTTGATATTTTCGGAGATATTTTCAAACTCTATTTGTAATGAACGTAAAGTTTTTCCATCTTCTTCTGAATATTTTGGTAAATCCATTTTTGATAATAGTGATGTATCTTCCAATTTATTGTCTTTTAACCATTTTTCAATAGTTGCAATTTTCCCATCTACTCGTGCAACATCGGAACCAAGGGTTCTAGATAATTCACGAAATACATCAAAATAAGATACATACTTATCTAACTGTAATAAATCAATCAAAAACTTCTTACGGTTTGTGTCGGTGGCCGTAAGAAATTGTAAACTTGCATTGGTGTTTTGATAGACAATCTGTGAAAAAGTCTTAAAGTCTATCCCAATAATTTCTTCTAATGTTTTATAGGTATTTGTCGCGGTGTGCGAAGAAATATCCTCACCGTTTTTAAGCAATTTAACTTTAATATTTGCACGTCTAACCACGTCAATGTGATAAGAGTCTTCGTTTACTGTAAAATCAAGAGCAATATCATACCCATTATTTACAGTTCGATTTGCAATATCTGCTTTTTTAATACCTTTGGAGTTTTTATTGAATAGAACTTCCTCTAAAATTAGAGGTATAGAAGATTTACCAGCACCATTTGTGCCGATAAGTTGTGTTAAATTGTCTCTATTGAGTTCTATTTCATTGTCTGAGCCGTAACTAAAACAATTACTCCATGTTAGCTTCTCTAGCGTGATCACTGAATACTCCTATAATTTTTTTAACTTTATCTTCATCAAGTTCAAGTATGTAAGAGAGATATTCTCCTAACTCTTCCTCGATTGTCATTTCTTTGTCAAGTATGAGAGTTGCTTCTGTCTTTCTCTTGATAACTTTTTTATCAAGTAGGTCAGAATTTTTGACCCCGCTCAAGTCTGAAACATCTCCTTCAACTTCATAAATTGTATGGTGCCATTCTGTCTGCACCATTTCGTCTGTACTTGTAACTGTTTTACGAATTAATTGAGGCAAAGTAAATTCATGCCATGTCCAATCAAAATTTTCATCAATTACCAAGTATCCAGTTTTAACTTCGTTTCTATGAAATGACGTAGTCATAGGGCTTCCAGGATACACAATATTTCTTTGAGTATTCTCGTGAGCATGTAAGTCTCCTGCAAAAACCAACTTATACTTGTCAAATCTTTCTAAGTCTACTTCTGGTGTAACATGTGGTGGTATTTCTCCTCTCACATGAGTAAATAAATAATCTGCATTAATATTCTCTATACTTTTCTTTTTGTGTAAATCAGCATAAGGTAATATTGCCCAATTATCTTCATGATATGTTTCGGTAACTACTTCTACTAGAGGGTTTAATTCATTTGTCACTCTTATTAAATTATCAAAGAATGTTTTATTTTTTCTAGTAGCTTCATGGTTACCGTCATATATTATTGTTCGTACTTTTGTATTTTTTACAAAATCAAAGTAAAGTGTTAGTTCATCCATGGAAGGGACTCTATCAAACAAGTCCCCTCCAATGATGTGTAATTTTATATTATGTTTTTCTACAGCTTCTTCTATTTGTTGAAAAAATAACTCATATCTTGAGCATGCCCAAGGCATTGGTACGTTTTTCTGTCCCAGCTTTATATGCCAGTCTGCTGTAAATAAAATCATCCTACAAGTTCTTCCCCTGGTGTCCATTCACACCCTGTTAATCCACCTGCTTTTATAGCCTGTAGAGTTCTCAAAACTTCGTTTGCATTTCTGCCTGTGTCTAACGCGTTTACACTTACATGCTGTACTATATCATTTTTATCAATAATATAAGTTGCTCTGTAGCAAACACCTGCGTCTTCATGAACTATCCCTAGTTCTTCTGCAAGTCTTAATCCACAGTCAGCAGCAAGTGAGTGATTTATGTCTCCAATGAGTTCGTTATCTTTTTTCCAAGCTAACTTACAAAACTCATTATCCCCACTAATACCAATTACATTTGCCTCATCTACTAAGACGTCCATGCCCGCTATTTCAGTCGGGCATATAAACGTAAAATCTTTCGGATAAAAGTAGATTACGGTGTAATCGTGCTTTAACGGATCGTAGTGTTCTGTAACAGAAACTTCTATAAATTCGTTATCTTTATTAACACCCTGCAATTTAAATGCAGGAAACCTTTCTCCTACTCCTAACATTAGATATCAAACTCCTCATTAATTACTTCATCCGCATCAGAATTAGCAGAACCACTTCTGATTCTGTCTAACAGTTCTTTTTGTGCATCAGCAGTAGGTCTTGGTAGGACTTCATCCATTGACTTAAGATCAGCAATTAATTCTTGCTCTTCTTCTGTAAGTGGTCTTGGTTTACACTTAAGTGGTTGTAATTGATACTCCACATTGTAAGCCATTGGGCCAGTCTTAAGTCTTTTGAAGTAAACGTCCCAACCAGTATCTGGGTCGGCAGGATCGCCTAAATCTTCAGCTGCTAATATGATTTGCTCAAGTAATTTCTTTTTAAGATTAAGAACTTTTACTTTACCGCCATGTATACACTGAATAGCGTATGACCATGTGCATTTCATATCTGGATAATATTCTCTTACCCAATCTTTCTCAAGATTTGTAAATGCTTCCTTCTCTCTATCAAAAGATAGACATTCGAAAGGAACATTCTTATCATTCTCTCCTTTTAGCCAGTAAACATATCTTGCGCATACATCACCGACTAAACGTACTGTATTATCTCCTTCTACATATGTGTAGGATTCGATTTTTCCTTTTTGGGCTTCGCCCTTTAATTTATTAAATGTTAATGCCATTGCATTTCTCCTTTAGTGACTTCTTCAAATTTAAAATGTATTCTATCATCTTCAACCCAAAGTAGTCTATTCTTTGTTATAATATCTTTCTCCCCAGTAAAGTGAAGAAAGTCCAGTGTGGTATCTTTTCTTTTTTGATACTCAAAATAATTGCGGAGTGAAGCGATACCTGCATACTGCGCAATCTCCACGTCTGAGTACTTATTTCTTTGAATGAGCAAAGGTTCAGGATTCAACAAAAAACTATCTCCATGGAAGCTTTTTGTCCAAAACTTGAATCTTCTATCATTTCTATTAATTGGAGGTTCTTTTCGATAAGTTAAAATGTAAAGGATGGTAACTATGTCACCAACTTTTCCTTTTGCTTCTTTTCTTATCTTTTTCCAATTATAGAGTATCATTATATCAAAAATTTAACCTAATGTCAAGAAGTATTTTTCGATGCTCATATCGTTTCAACTTCATAACCTTGTTTCATGTAATACCCCATTCTCGCATTAGCCTGACGTCTAGCTGTATTACCGACTAAGTGAATATCAACTATAATCGGTTGAGGTTTATCCTCATGTATTCTTATAATACGACCGACAAGCTGTGTAAGTAGGGGCTCGTTGTTTACTGGAGTTGCTAAAATTAAACAACTAAGACAGTCTACAGATATACCTTCTGAGAAGATACTCTGTGTTCCAAATAAAATATCTTTTTCTCCAAAAATTCCTTTTATCATCTTAGGTCTTTCTTCGTGTGGAACTTCTCCAGTTACACAAATAGAATTATCTCCCACAAGTCTATGACATTGTTTTAGAAAATCAACTCTATCTGATACTACTAGTACTTTATGCCCTTGAGCAGCATACTTGGCAGCTAGTAATGCCATCATATTTTGGTACTCCCAGTTATATGCGATTGCATTTATACGAGAAGCCCAAGGCGTGTTTGCACCATCTGGGAATCTTATTCCTGACTTAACAGTATGTACTTTTGGTACTAAGTAGTTCTCTTTTGGTGGTTTATACACATTTGTATTGAAGTAATCACGAAAGATAACATGACGTCCATCTTTTCTCTCCATCGTTCCCGTTAAACCGATTTTATATCTTGCGTTACTAGCGTCTACAATGCGAGTGAACGTAGGGCTACTCACATGGTGCATTTCATCAAGTATAATTGTTCCAAAAACGTTTTTTATATCGTCTATTTTTCTATATAGAGTTTGTACATTACCTACTACAAAAGAATGGTCAATATCAAATTGACCACTTCCTATGATTCCAGGTATGACTCCAAAGACTTTTTTTACTTCTTTTTCCCACTGCGATCGTAACGCTAAAGTGTGCGTTACAATAAGTGTTTTTTGTTTTAATTTATTTGCGATAGCTAAAGCTGTAAATGTCTTTCCCCAACTGACCCAAGCGTTAACTATACAACTGTCGTTGACATCGTCATATACCGACTGTTGCGAAGGTCGTAAAGTAAACTTAAAATCAAAACCTTCTATTGGTGAATCAACACGCTTATCAATTATTTCGTAGTCTTCTGGTATTAAATCCGTTCTTCCGATTGGTAGGGTAACTAAACCTTTTCTAACTATGCCCATATTCTTTATAATGAAAGGTGGGTCTAATGGATTTCTTGGAGGTATAGCATAAGTAAGTTCTTCGTCAAGTTTAGACTGTAAAGAAGCATCTACTTCCATGAATATTCTATTTCTTAAAACTGCCTTCATTTATTATTTATGTGAACTCAGGGCCGCTATACCATTGTACTAAGGAGTAACGAGTCCCTCTTTTTACGTGAGAAATTCTATGAGTAAGAGCGGAGGGAAATACTATTACAGTACCTTGAAGTCTTAAATCTATGGGAGTTTCTAAAACTTCTGTTCCCCAATAACTTTTAATTTGTAAGTTTCCACCCTCATAGTCTTTAGGATTAGATAAGTTTACAGAAACTGATAATTTTCTATTTACTGTTCCAGGTGTATTAGTTACATCTCTATGCCAGTTATAAAAATAACGAGTTTTATATTCTCCAAATTGCACAGGTTCTTTATTTGTAATTGTAAAGTTCCAGCCTGTTTCTATATTTGCTAGAGAAACATAGCTTTGTATAATTTGCTCTACTGGGTGTGCATCAGGAAACCAAGCAACATTAGTTTTTCTATATGTTGCATCCATTCCTTTCTCTTTTGAATCTGGGGTGTAAATTCCTGCTTCTTCTATATCTAAGTTTTTACCCATCTCTATAATCTGTTCACATGCTTCTACAGGTATTCTATCTTCTGAATACCAAAAAGGGTAATTAAGTACTTGTCTCATATCTTTCTCCATGTATCTTTCTTCTTTTCATTACTATACTCATATATGAAAGAAGGTCGACCATCTATATAAGCAACTCCTGCATATTTTCCTTTTACAGGTCTTTTTTCTTCAAATGGAAAAGGTATATTCTCTATCCATATAAGTGTTGCTACATCTTTTTTATTTTGTCTTTCTATCTTTTTAAATTTAATATCTACTTTTTTGTTTTTTGTATATCGGAAAAATTTTCCATAAGTATCTATAAAGAATCTACCTCTATGCTTACACAGACCACGAAAGTCCTCAATCATATATCTAAGTTGATATAGATTTTTATGAGGACTTTGTAATCTTCTTTGACCAAGAGTTTGGCCAGTCATGTTTTTATCGTCTACTATCTGTGTGTCACAGAATAATAGCCCATCTCTTTCTTCTACTTCATCAGAATGAAGAACATAAATAGGAAACTTAATATCATGTAGTTTCATACTTAGCAGCGAACTTACCCATGCTGTAATCTTCATCAATCTCAAAGTCGCAACCGATTGGACAGTCAGGTATTGAAAGTCCTCTATCTTTCTGAACATTTCTTAAAAGTATATCTTGATACTCTTGAATGTAATCATCATCAACTTCTGCAAGAATTGAGTCATGAACTAGAGCAAATATTCTCATATTTTTCTCATATCCTCTTTCACATATTTCTTTATGGGCATCAACAGCACCT